AGAATTTAAACGAAGGCAACCCGTGTTTAATCCAATCATGCCCCTTCCGGTCCTACCAAGTCAGTCTATTCAAACCAACCAAAGAGGAAGAAGAACTATGAACTATCATGTTTTTGTACGCAATTTCTGGAAGCGTAACCCCGAATGGCCGGGTGGCCGTGAGCCGCATTTAGGCCGCAAGACAACCCTGTGTCATGTGCAGACAGAAGCAGAGGCGATACGCGCCTGCATGGAATACAACGCCGACAACGACCCCGGCTTCCTGTCACGCAAAGCCGAATATGAAGGAGCATAGACTATGAACAAAACAGACCGCCGCGAATGGACGCAATATTGCCAGGCGTTGAAGGACAACAATACAGAAGTCATGCAACGCTTCATCAGCCGTTGGGGTGCGACCAGCCATAACATTATGGATTATGAAAACGACAGTCGACGAAAGGACAACAAAAAACGGGGCCGCTGAACGGCCCCGCTTCCGGTCTATCGGTGAGGGGGGAAGGAGACTACCCGACAGACCTCAATTCGCTTTGTTTTCTGGAGCCGCGCCCTTTTTCTTGGGTGCGGCCTTTTTCTTGGCCTTGGGTTTCACTTCTTCTGCGAACCCGCCTTCAATGGCATCAGCAGCCAAAGCCTCGCGGCCTTCAAGGTTGATTTCATCATCTTTCTTGCCGGTCAGCGTGTGCATCCCATCAAGGTTGTATGACCATGCTTTTAGCAGCCGTATTTTCATTCTAACGCCCTTCCGTTGAATTTAATATTGGGGTTAGGGTGCTTGCGCTTCACCCGTGTAGCCCCGTTAAAATCGCCGTTTTAACAGCGTCGGACGGAACAACCGAGGCAAGAGGGACAACCCTTTACGGCGCAAGGCCCAGATCGTCCCGCCCGAACCTCGATTAGCCAGTCGTGCCACGCATCAGCGGCTTGAGAACGGCCACAGCACCAAGGGTGCCGCCTGAAGATGTCGAAGTCGACACGATAGACAGGCGCACATAGCGTTGGTCGCCAATGTAACCAATCTTTGTTACAGTGTTGTCGTCGGTGGCGGCAAATCCAGCATCGCTTTCTGTGCCAAGCAAGTCGGCATCAGCTACAGCAGCAGCATCTGAAAGGTCGGAAGCGTCACCTTCTTCAATCAGAACGGCATATGCGCCATCCGTCAGGGTGCCAGACTGAATGACAAACTCAACGGCCTTGTTGCCCTTGAGGTCAATAATGTCTCCGGCTGTGGTTGTGTCAGTAGCGATGGCCTGCGTATCAAGCGCATTGCTGACTGTGATATTGTTGTGCAAATCGCGGAGCATGTTGCTCTCCTTTTCTTGCGTGTTTCAAATAAGGGGGACCGAAGCCCCCCTGTTTTTAAAGCCTACGAGGTGCCGAATTTCAGCAGCTTGATGGCTTCGCTGTCCACAACGTCACCGCCCACACGCTTGGTGGTGTAGTACTGGACGTATGGCTTGGCAGAGTACGGGTCAACCAGCAACCGGATGCCCTGGCGATCAACGATCTGGTAGCCAGCGCTGAAGTTGCCGAAGGCAATGGAGAAGCTGTCAGCACCGATAGCAGCCATGTCTTCCAGTTCGGTGATTGTCGCACCCAACAGGTTAGACTGCTGCAAGTCAGTGAAGTTCGGCTGCCACAGATAGTTGCCGTCACCGTCCTGAATTTTGCGAACAGCACCAACAGTGGAACGGCTCATTGCCCAGCTTGCACCCTGGCGATAACCAGCCTTGAGCGCATACACCAGATCAATCAGAGCGTTACCGGGGTCAGTAGCGTTGAAGCCACCAGAAGCACCGGTAATGATGTACTGCAACACGCCAAAGGCGCGGCTTGCATCAGCCGTTGTAACAGCAGTTGAAGCGTAATCCATAAAGCCGCGAGGCTGTGTCACGCCGTTGCCGTTGACGAACGCGGTGTTTTCGGTACGGGCCAGCTTGTCAGCAACCTTACCATTCAACCAGCCAGCAATGTCCAACTGTGCATCGTCAAGCATGTTCTGCGTGATACGCGGGTTGGCGTACTGTTCGTGAACGGGGATTTCGAACTTGCCTAGTTCCGGTGTGTCCGTTTCAGACCGGGCTGCGGTTTCACCCACCCAGCCAGTCGTCGCTTCATCACGGTCGAGCGGGACTTCCCAACGGTCAGTGCCGATTGTCACTGTGGACGCAATAGAGCGCACAGGCGAAGTCTCGAAAATCTTGGTGATGATGTTGGTTGCCATCGTCGGCGGCACCAGATAGCCACCCTGCGGGTCGCCAGCAATAGACAACGCCTTCGTTTCGGCATCGTTCATGGCGTGCTTTTCAGACCGGCGCAGGTAAGAACGAACAAACGACTTTTCGTAGTCGTTAAACTTGCCCATGTCCACCTGGTCTTCCAGCAGTTGGTCTACTGACTTATGCTGTGCCAAGGCCATAAACTTGTGCGCCTCGCCAAAATCAACGCCGTTGTCGTTGTCAGATGCACGCTTCAGCGCAGCTTCCAATTCGTCGGCACGTTTGGTCTGTGCTTCAGCTTCGGCCTTGATGCCCTTCTGGGCTTCCATGATTTCGTCAAACTTGGTTGAGAAATCCTCGTTGGCGGTTTTTAGCTTTTCCTCGATCAGAGGGTCAACTGCGCCTTTTACAGCGGCATCAATGCGTTCCTGGTTGGTTTCCTTGTAACCTTCCCAGTCGCGCTTTAGGCCGTCAATTGCTTCTTTGAGTTCCATTAGGTCAACTCCGTTATTTGAGTGCAGATCGTGCGCCGTCAATGGCGCGGATTAGTTCCTCATTGTCAACGTCACGTTGACCGAATGACTTAACACGGGAAATGAAGGCGTTTGCCTCTCGCTGCGAAAAGCCAGCATCGCGCAAGGCTTGGTTCGCTTCCCGTACCGTAGCAAGGTTGGCAAAGTCTTTCGCTGACTTCACGCCTGCTATACGGGCTTCCTCATTCGCGGGACCGCTCACTGCGGACACCTCGAACAGTTCAACGTCTTTTAGAATACGAATATCGTTCTCGCCGTCAAGGTCGTACTTGCGGGTTCGGTATCCGATGGACAGGCCGGTAACAGCGCCGTCCTTCATAAGTTCGTAAACTTCACGGGCGCGTGATACACCCAGCGTCAGCTTGCCTTCTACCCACAAGCCTTGTTCGCGTTCTTCCATGATTGACCATTTGCCAATCGGTTCGCGGGGGTCGTGCATCCAGTACAAGCCGACATGCTCAATGGGGCGTTCTTTCAGGGTTTCTGCAAACGCGCCCTTTTCAACAATGTCGCCGTGCAGGTCTACATTACCGAAAATCGAACCGTACCCAGAGAATGTTCCCTGTTCGCCGGACGCTTTTAATTCCATTGGGATGTGTTTCGTTTCCATTTTCTACTCCGTCACATATGCCATCACGCACCGACAATTGATGACTTCGCCTGCTGGGCCGGTAGGGTCGCCAGGGTGGGACAACATCGCCGCACCCACGACAAACGAACTGTCCACAGGAACTAACTGTCCATCCGCGGCAGCATGGCTTGCCCGTGTTCTGCTGTCCTCTACAGAAATCCATTCTTTCTGGACTTCCTCTAGCTCAAGTGCATCAACCGCTTCCAAGCTCGCTGCATTAGCGGCATTATGCGTTTCAGTTCTGGCAATGACCCGCGCCCGCGTCCTGCCGACTACACCGCCTGTTCGTTTTTGTATTTCAGAGGCGGTCACTTCTTGCCCTTCGTTCATCGTTGCCAACAACGCGGCGGCTGCTTGACTGCGGGTGGTGTCGCTTATTCTCACGGCTTTTTCCACGCCTACGGTTGCAATCCACGTTTTCATTGCTTCGGAGAATACACTTTCAGCCGTCTTTTTACTAGGGGCGAAGCGTTTTGCCCCATCGTCCAACACGCGGCCCCCAAACAAACGGAATGCGCCACGGTATTGAACCGTCAGAATATTCAAAACGTTTTCGCGGTGCTTTTCGATAACAGCATCAAAGTTGGTAAGGTCGTCGCTGATATAAACCCGCGCCAGTTCTTTTGAAACGCGGTTAAATTCCCGGCGCATCTTTGTAAAGATACGACGCTCAAATGCGGCCCGTTGGCGTTCTTGAAACGCGGCTTCGCGCTTACGCGCTGCCTCTGTTCGCAGGTTGAACACTACTGCTCACCGTATGCAATCCGGTATGCCATTGCTTCGTCTTCCATCGGCATCATCTCGCCGCTGTCAGTAATGGGCAACAGCCCAGCTTGTACCAACAGCACATCGCCGCCTTCTACCGGCTCTAGGTTAAGTTCTTGCCGTGCCTCGTTGATAGTCAGCGGGTTGTTGATTGCTTTGGTAACGCGCTCCCACTTGCGTTCCCGCAGGGGTGACAATGCTTCAACACCGTCTAAGTCTGGGTAAAGCTGAATGTCCTGATCGTAAAAGCCGCTGCACCAGACGGACAATTCACCCAGCATCATTTCTGCAATAGGGATAATGGTTTCCGTCCACAGGGCCAGCCGGGCTTCCCGGTTGTTGGAATACGTTTGCGCGTCAGGGATGCCCACAAGTTGACCTGGCACCCCGTACACTAGTGCAATTTCACCGGCGCTCATGTGCTTGCCCTCCCGCCAGTCAAGGTCTTTAGGGTTCATGCCCATTTCCATATAGTCGAAGTTGCCTTCCAGCACCAATGTGGTTGAACTGTCTACACCAGAGGCGCGGTCTGCCATTTGCTTACGCAGCTTTTCCAATTGTTCGGGGGTAAGTTCCTCTTCGTCTTCTGTGATCTTGTGCGTCAGCAGACCAGTCGTTGCGGCACCGTTTTTCAACAACTTGTAATTCCACTTTGATGCAGCATTGTGATTGTCTATGCCATAGACAGCCGCTTCCATTGGCGACATGCCGTACCAATAATCCAAAGGGTTGAACGTCTTGATCTGAAGAATATCGCTTTGCCCTGTTACTGGGTCGGCCTTCCATGTGTGTTTGTTCATGCCGTTTGACCACTGATAACCCGCAGGCAAACGGTATGCACCTTTAAGCACCTTCATATATTGCGGTGAGTGCGTCCACAGTTCCAATATACGGTTGTCCGTGCTGGTCACGCGCTCGCAATATCCGTTGCCTGCAATCAGCATTTCCGACAAATACGCTTCGATGAATGCCGCTTGCGACTGCACTGGGTTCGGGCGTTTCAGCACATCAAGGACGTTGTGTTGTTCTGTTTCTTCACCGCCAACGCGCAGCTTGATAGGAACGCTGCTCACTGACCGCGCAATAAGCGAAACGCACTTGTAGACTACCGGGTTATAGCTGTAGCCTTCTTTGGCAAACTGCGCCGGGTTGCGGGTCATAAAGGCGGGGTCTCCCACACCTACAAACTGGGAAATGCTCTCGCGTACTGCTGATTGCTTTCGCTGCCACGGCCACTTCATACCTGGGGCTTCCTTTTCGCTTTGACCATCAGGTGAACCCATAGCCACACAACCGCGTCAAGCCTGTCGGGCGAATACCCTTCTTTCTTGGCGTCAAAATCTTGTGTGAAATTCACCATCTGATCTTCCAACTTCGAGAAGGTGCCGACATGATGCACCTTGTTCTGTTCGTATAGCGCAGCTACCGGCTCCGCCCTAACAACTTTGCCCCTCGTTGCGCGAACTGACACGACTTTAACAGATTTATCTACCGCATGGATAGTGCTTGCAACCATATCGCCGCCTTGGTTGACTTCGGCCACAATGCAATCAGCGTCATGCTCGTAGTACGCATGCACTGCTTTGGTCGCCCATTCGTTCGGTGAACCCTTGATCGTATAGTCCCCCAACAAGTAACCGTGACCGTCTGCGGCTTTGCCGCCAACAACAATTCCCGTTTCGTCTGAACCGTCATTCGCGGTAACAGCAGGGTCAACAGCCACAGCTACCCGCACAAGGTCTTCGGGCGCATGGTCAACGCGCAGCATATCTAGTTGTTCAAGGTTCCATAGTGCGCCGGGGCGGTCTAACAGCAGTTCGCCCATTAGCTCCTGGCGGCCTAGCCGGGTGCTTTCATAATCGGTGATAACATCTTCAAAGAATGACTTGGCGAGGTTGCTGGCGTTGTCGTAGGTGGTGCCGCTGGTAACGTGGGTGCGTTCACGCTTCATCAGGTCAATGAGCAGTTTCACCGGGCGCGGTGTTGTTGTGATCAGGGTGCGGGGGTTCTCACCAAGGCGCATACCGAACCGCAGGTTGGACCATGCCCGGTCTGGATATTTCCACTTCGCCAACTCATCACACCATGATACCTCACCTTGGGCACCGCGCAGGCTTTCGGGTTCTTCTGCGCTGAACAAGGTAGCACGGCAACCGTTCGGCCAAGTCAAACGCCGTTTGGATGGCTCATAGGTTGGCATATAGTCGGGCGGGCAAAGGTTAAGGAACCCGCTTTCGCCCTCCACTACAAAGTCTCGATTGTCAGAACTAGTGCTCGAGACAATGTTAATCCACTTGGGCGCACCCTCTGGCGCTGTTAGTGGGGTTGGCCCTTCTACCAGGCTACGCACCCATTCAACGCCGCTGCGGTTCTTGCCGAACCCACGGCCTGCGACCAATGCCCATATGGTCCAGTTGCCCTTTGGTGCAAATTGTGACGGCCTGCCATTGAATGCCCAATCATATTGAAGGTCACTCAACTCGCTCTGGTTCGTCTCCATCCACACTTTCAGGTAATGGTCTAGCGTCGATTGCGGCTGACAAGCGAGTAATTCTATCAGCGACAAGTCTTGCGCCGGTCGCTGCACTTTCTGCAGCCTGATCGGGTCCGCTGATTGCTCCATTTGCTTCCGGTCTAAAACCGTAACCACGCCGCGCTCCCTTGTTGTTCAAGTAATACTTGGTGAAGCCTTCATGCCCATCAGCGATGCCCTGCACCAAATTATATTCGGCTTTATCCAAGACAATTTCGATGCCTTCTTCCACGGCATCCCTGCACATATCGTATTTTTCAATGTAATTATAGATCGTCTGACGCGAGCAGCCCAACGCCTTCGCTGCCACAGCCTTGATGCCGCCACAGTCAATCAGCACCTGGGCCACTTTTTCAGGTGCGAAATGGTCCTTGTGCGGGTTGTCACCCATCACTAACTCCGTTGAACATCGCAGGTAGCGACACGCGCCACCCTGCCTCTGTTGCTGCCTGAACGCAAAATCGTGCGTTCTGGTATGTGTTCCTTATGGGGTGCAGGTACACCATGCCCACGGGGCGTTTTAACGCATTTAACAGCCCTTGTAGCGCGGCTATATCGCGCTCGCTGCTTATGGCAAAGGTTATTTCGTCAGCGTCGATCATGTTCTGCTCAATAACCTGCAACCCGCCCGGCTGGTCTATCTTGGGCGAAACTGTCACAAATGTAAATGCTGACACCTGCACCGGCAACACCCCGCTTGTCTCAACCTGGGTCGTGTAGCCGTAGCCTTCCAGCATATTGGTCAAAGGCGTCAGGTCATACTGGCAAGGCTCGCCGCCCGTTATCACGACATGGTTCCCTTCAAACGAACCGACGATATATTCCACCAGCCATTTCGCCTCAACCCATGCCCACTCTGGCTGCCCTAGTTCTTCTTTGGCAACCATATCGACAAAGTTGGTGCGGGTGTCGTCGTTAATAGCCCATGCGTGTTTGGTGTTGCACCACGGACACCCAACAGGGCAACCCTGCAAGCGAATGAAGATAGACGGTGTGCCAGTAAAAGCTCCAACCGTATGCACCGCTTTGAATATCTCGTTTACTGGTAACATCATTCCCCCTTTGGAGCGTTCAGGTCGGTGTTGCACCGCCGCTGTTCTCATGGGTTTGAGCCATCGCCTACTTTGAACGCTTGGGGTATGGTTTTGATAGATGTTCTATCTGTTCTTTCATGCTCTTGTCTAGAGGCATAAGGTATGTGTGTTTTCCAGGCACCATTTTCTTTGCCAGATTGCTTTTATCTATACTGCTGGTATTCACCGTTTTTGAGTGTGACCATTTTCCGTTATACCATATCTTGAGAGCAGATAAGGATTTGCCTTTGTAAATCCAATTCCCTGCCTGATAGACACCACCATGATGCCCCTGTAATGGGTCAGCATAAGACACAATCAATCGCAAGCTGGGGCTTTTCTTTTTGAGAAAGCGCATTGCTATGGCGACAATTTTTGAAACAGGCGTTACGTGCTTAGACAATGCAACTCTGACCAATTCACAGACCTGATCGTGGGTTAGGCTATAACTTTTGGGCATGTTAGGGTTCGCACCACTGCCAAAAATAACAACCCCGATAAATTTACCGTTTTCCCATGCCCCAACTTTAACTAATTTCCCCGCAGGCAAACACTTTGAATAGTGCCAATGCAAACATGCATGTTTCGCAGCTTCATGCGTTGCCCAATCTATTTTTAGTTCAGGTTTCACGGGTGTCAAAATCCTTCTTGCAATGCGGGCAAGTCACTATTTTCGGAGATAATTCATCAAGTTGGCTTTGGTCGTCTTCTGTGCCTGGTTCAAAGTCTGCCGTCCCAATGGCAATAATTTCTTTCACTTCGCCATCATTGAACCCCGTCAGGCCAAGGTCAAAGTCCATGCCTGCTAGTTCCTCAAACTCAACCGTCAGCATGTCAAAGTCCCATGAAGCGTTTAGCGCCGTTTTGTTATCAGCAATAATATAGGCTCGCTTCTGCGCGTCTGTCAGGCCGTGCAGGTCGATGGTCGGAACTTCTTTGTGTCCCAGCTTCCGTGCTGCCATCAAGCGGCCATGTCCTGCAATCACGCCGTTGTCGCCATCTAGCAATATGGGGTTAGTCCAGCCGAACTCGGATATGCTTGCAGCTATCTGCGCCACCTGTTCATCACTGTGAACGCGGGCATTGCGGGCATACGGGATAAGATCATCCGTTTTGCGCCAGGTTATCTTGTATTTTTTCTTGTCCATGCGCCACCTTTTAGAACGTCCATATCGTAAAAGGCGGGGCGGCAGGCGAACGTCCAAGTAACTCCCACCGCCCCTTCCCTCACGATGGTTTCAATTAGTGCGAATGACACAGCACTTTTCGTAAGGGGTGCATTATTTTTACCCTTGCTGTAGTATTTCGTCTATCGCAATTCACGGAAGGGACAACCCATGAAGACGGTATTTTTTAACGGTCAAGAAATAGGCGAAGCTGACAATTGGGACGAAGCACGGGCGGCGCTCAACTTGTTTATCAACAACCACGTTTTTGAGCTATTTCCCATTGTGCCTATGGATCAGCGGCACGCTATCTTCTGCCACCTTTACCGGCACCCTGCCGAAAAGTCTTTTACAGCGTCTGACGTTGCCGTAGAAACCGCCACCAACTTCCAAATATGGCCCTGCGGGTTACACCAAGTTCACAACTTGATGACCAGCTTTGGTGATGTTACGAAGATGAAACGCGCCTAAAGGCCGACAGGGGCAACCCGCACAGTGATCATCCGTTCGTGGGTGCGCCCAGCACTAGTTGCGATGGTATTAGTCAGGCGGTATGTCGTGCGGTCGTTTCCTGCTGTTACCATAACGCTTGTCTGTTTGGTGTCGTTGTCTATTGCGGGGCTGCTGGTAGTCATTTCACCTGTGGGTGATACGGCCCACGAACTCGTTGAAATGGTTTCACTGGCGCTCAACACGCTGTCGGCATCCCAATCAAATGACCAATCAAAGATTGAGCCTGGGGACTTGATCTGAACTTGTGTCATTAGTCTGTTACCTTGTTTGATACGTTAAGGCTGCGCCCTCTGCTCCCTGCTGTAAGTGTGCGCGAACGCGCCGAAGCATTTAATGCCCGTGACCTGCCCCCGACAGGAATTACCCGTGCCTGATTTGGGATGAACGAAGAATAGAAACCCCGCATAACCACGCGGCCATCACTAACACCAAATCCCCGCGAAACAATCCGCATCAGCCTGTCCTCGTAATGCTGGTTGGATTGTTGGCATCATCCGTTGTGAATGTTGCCGCTGTGGTGGTCCCGTCTAGTTTCTTTGTTGTCCATGTAGTGCCAACAAGTTCCACCTCTGTTAGGTGCTGCATGATTAGCATTACAGCCTGCGTCAGCGTTGGTGCTGTGCCGTCTGCGGCATAGCTTTCTGTCAACTGCGTTTGCAGTATATCACCAATTGATACGTCATTCAGCGCCGCAATCAGGCTGGGCACATCGTCAGCCTGTAGCTCGTTGGTGTCTGCCAGTATATCCACAATGGCTGCGCCAACGGTCCCCGGTGTTGTGTGGCCTGCTGTTGCCTCGTCTAGCACCGCATCGGCAATCGCTGCCGCAGTCGGATCATTAAGTGCCGCAAGGCCAGCGTCCAGTTCAGCCTTGGTTGGCGCGTCATAATCAGCAAGTGCGGTGTCAACTTCTGCGTTGACTTGGGCGGCTGATAAGTCGTTCAGTGCGGCAATCAAAGCTGGAATGGTTGTGGCGGTATCAACCAAGATTGCATCCACAATGCCGTCCACTGTCGCCAGGTTCGCGGCTGTTGCAAGCGCGGCATCTGCAATCGCCGTATCTACCTCTGC